AAAGAATACTGCCAAAATGGAAACGTAATATCAAGAATCGTAACTCCTGTAAATTACACCATGGAAACGCTTATGGAAACTTTCAGCAAAGCAGACTTTTTGAAATTATATATGAAGATTAGGCTTATGGAAGAAAAAGAAGTCAATCTCAACGAAATGCAAAAAGAAAATCTGCAAAGGGACTGTAGCCAGATGTTCAATAACGCCCCCGAAAGCAAAGTGATCGCCGTTTTTGAAAAACTGATAGCCGAGACGTACAATAACAGCGGTTCCTTGACAGACTTGATCTATCGTGTTAAAGTATCAGAACAAGAGAGGGTAAATGTACTTTCAAACACTTGATGACAAAACAGAATGTGTCGGAGTATATAAAGACGGAAGGCTATACTTCCAAGATATCCCAGACGGGCTTGATCGCACTTGGCGCCCCGGCGGCTTTATTTCTGACGACAACATCGACTACGCTTGGCTTATTTGCAACGGCCAGTCGCTCGGAGAAGTATGCCCAGAACATCTGCAAAAGGAATATGAAGGCTCCAGACGCAAGATGTCGGCATTTTACAAGTCATTTCAGATCGCCAAGATCGACTTCAACGAGCACTGCATTTTTGACCTTATTCCGCAAGACTCGCTGATCCAGTTTTGCGAGATCAAAAACAAGATCACTCAACACGTGTTTGAAACATACGAAAAGCCAGAAAACTATGAGTTTATGTGCGATATAGCAAAACTCACACAAAAACTTAGGCACCAGAAGCTGAATATTGATATATCTAACAGCAAGTCGCTGTTTACGCGGACAATGAACAGAAACGAGTTGCAGAGAATTTTAAGTGTCGGCAGTTACATAGACTACAACATCTACGGCACAGTCACGGGACGCTTGACGACCAACAAGGACTCTTTCCCAATATTGACGATGAAGAAAGACCTCCGAAAGATCGTCCATCCCCACAACGACTGGTTTTTGTCCTTAGACTACAACGGAGCAGAAGTTAGAACGCTGTTGGCTTTGTCTGGTGAAACCCAGCCACAACTTGATGTTCATGACTGGAACTGTCATCATCTATTTGAAGCAGGAACCAGCAGAGAAGAAGCAAAAACAAGGTTCTTCGCTTGGCTTTATGATCCGATCTCCATTGATATCAAGACGGGTGTGTATGATAAGGATGGCGTCCTTAAAAAGTATTATGATGGAGAAGCCGTCAAGACGCCCCTCGGTAGGGAGATAAAAGTAGAGCAGAGAAAAGCACTAAATTATTTAATTCAAAGCACGACATCTGATATAGTCTTGGAAAGAGCAGTAACAATAGATAAACTTCTTAGTGGTAAGAAGAGTTTCATATCTCATATCGTTCATGACGAGTTGGTCATCGACTTATCAGACGAAGACAGAGAAATGATACCAGAGATCAAGGAAGTATTTGCTCAAAACAAACTCGACAAGTTTATGGTTAATTTAAAGGCTGGAAAGAACTACTACGAGTTAGAGGATCTGAACGTATGATTTCAATAGTTGGGATCGGTAACGCTGGGTCTGCTATTGCTAGTAGGTTTGACTCTCTGCCTCAATACGATACGTATAAGTTGGGCAGCAGCCTAGAAGGCACAGAAAAGAACGAATACAAGTTAGAGACTTACGGAACACCAGAAGAATACGAAAACAACGTCCCGAACTTAAAAACTTTTTTCAAGAAAATAAAAGATCGGGTTCAAGTCTTTGTCGTAGGTTCATCTATGAGTTCTATCTACTCTCTCGGCATCCTTGAACAAATAAAAGATAAGGAGTTGGATGTATTTTACATCAAGCCTGATATTGAGTTGTTAACGGGTGTTCCAAGGCTTGTAGAAAACGCCACATACGGCATTCTGCAAGAATACGCACGTTCCGGCTTGTTTCGCTCTCTCACTATAATTTCAAACGAAATGATCGAGAGAGTCCTTGAAAATATAAACCTTAAAAACTACTATGATATGCTAAACGAGACGATCTTCTCAAGCGTGCATTATCTCAACTACTTTGAGCACACAGAGCCTCATGTCGGCAATGTTTCAAGACCACAGGAAATCAACAAGATACGATCTGTTTCAATTTTGAGTATGAAGAAACTTGAAGAAAAATGGCTTTTTGACCTTGACGCGGAGAGAGAATTATGTTATTATATGTGTATAAATGAAGAAAGATTAGAAAAGGAAAAAGGATTGCATAAGAAGTTGGTAGACATTTTGAAAACTAAGCCTCGGAATGCTTACCGCAAGATTTCGTATGCAATCTACGAGACACACTTACCAGACTTTGGGTTCTGCGTTGCCCATACTAACGCAATACAAAATCAACAAAATACTCTTGACAGGCTAGAACAAGAGTGATACATTAGATGCTGTGGAACGCACTGCATACTTTAAACAATAGGAGAAAAAAGTAATGTCAATCAATATGGAACTAATGAGAAAGAAACTTGCCACACTTCGTGGTGAGGGAGCCGACAAGGGCGATTCGGTGTGGTTTAAGCCCGATGAGGGAGACACCGACATCCGCATTGTACCGACTTCAGATGGAGATCCGCTTAAGGAGATGTTCTTCCACTATAACGTGGGCGAGCACAAGGGCGGCATTCTTTGTCCCAAGCGCAACTTTGGCGAGAACTGCCCAATTTGCGAGTTTGCCTCTTCGGTCTGGAAGGACGCGACGGAGAACAACGACGACGCTAGCAAGCAACTTGCGAAGTCTCTGTTTGTCCGAGCACGTTACTTCTCACCAGTACTCGTTCGTGGACGAGAGGAAGAGGGAGTAAAGATTTATGGATACGGCAAGAAGGCTTACGAGTTGCTTCTTGGATATATCCTCGACCCCGAATATGGGGACATCACAGATGCCAGTGAGGGTACTGACATCACGCTGACTTACACTAAGCCCACCACACCGGGCGCATACCCTCAAACTAACATGAAGATGAGGCGAAACACGTCCCCATTGCTCGAAGATACGGAAGCGATCCCTGCCCTCCTCGATCGTATGCCTGACTTCGGATCTCTCTTTGAGCGCCACACTCCACAAGAGATCGACAGTATTCTCGATGAGCAACTTTCAGGCACCCAAAGTGCCGAATCCCGTTCTCGCGAAACTGTAGCATATGGAAATGCCACTAGTGACGTAGATAAAGCCTTCGACGAACTGATGAACGGAAAGTAAGCCATTTAGTTTGAGATACCGATAGCAGAGCGGGTTAATACTCTGCTTAATTTTACTAATCAAAAAGGAGTAATACTATGGATTGGTTGAAATCACAATGGTCTTCATGGAAGGTCAGGGTAACATTTGTCGGAGGCGCTCTCGTCATTGCGACCGCATACGGCACCTGTGAAGTTGATCCAGCAGCAGTATCTACGGATACCACCGAGACTGCTACAGAAGCAACAACCACGACCACCACCGAATCTGTGGAGGTTTCTGCTACCACTACAACGGAGACAGAAACCACTAGTGCTGAGGGAGAGACCGCCGGCACAACAGAGAGTGAGACAACTACAGAGTAGTAAAAGCCGCTGGCAGACCGGTGTAAAGTCTGCCGCATTTTTTAGGGCATAATGAAAACACCACTGCGACATATGAAGCCTTTATTTATGTGGGCCGGGGGCAAGACCCGGCTTATTAAAAAATACACAGAACAAAACACACTACCAGATGAGTTCGAACAATATGTAGAGCCGTTCTTAGGTGCTGGTGCTATGTTTATATGGGCTTATGAAAAGAACCCAAATGCATCATTTGTTCTCAATGACTCAAACGAAAGCATTATGGCCATATACGCCGCCATCAAGAAGGATGTAAATAAATTTACAGAACACTTAGACGGACTATCGGAGGCATACCTTCCTTTAAACAAAGAAAACAGGAAGTCTTTTTATTATGAACTCCGAAGACAGCACGCTTATGATTATGAAGGTTGGAGCAAAACACAAGAAGCCGCAACATTGTATTTCCTAATGAAAACAGGCTTTAACGGCATCTGGCAAATTAACCAAAACACCAACAACAGGTTTGGTACACCTTGCGGGCTATTAAACCAAAAAGATAGTGTATACGACAAAGACAATGTTTTGGAGTGGTCAAAAGCCCTCAAAAGATGCAAGTTAATGACGGGAGATTTCAGAGACACCATGAGCGCCATTAAAGATAACGCATATGTGTTCTTAGATCCCCCATACCGAGGCTCCTTCACTCAGTATGGTGTTGATTTTGATGATCATTTACAAGAAGCCGTAATTACGTTCTTAAATGATTTGACAGCCAAGGGAGCATACGTTATGATGTCTAATAGAGATGTGGGAGATAACTTCTTTGAGTCTCGTTGCGGCAACAACAAGATCGTCTATTTCGACGTTACTTACACGGCAGGTCGCAGGAAGAAGAACGCCGATGGAAGCCATAGCGCCAAAAAGGCTAGGGAAATTCTAATGATAGGAGAAAAGAATGGCTGCGAAAGCAAAAACAGACACTAAGCCCGGACGAGTGGCTATGCAAGATTTAATGAAACTTGTTAATAAAAAGGCAGGTAGAAATGTCGCACACGATCTAACAGGCGACAACCCAACAGAAGTAAAAGAGTGGATCCCAACAGGTTCGCGCTGGCTTGACTCTATCATTTGCAAGGGACAAGTCGCAGGCATTCCAGTCGGTAAGGTTTCGGAGATCGCAGGTCTTGAGGCAACAGGCAAATCTTATATGGCTGCGCAGATCGCAGCAAACGCCCAGAAAACGGGTAAGCTTGTCGTTTACTTTGATTCCGAGTCTGCTATCGACCCAGACTTCTTGGAGCGAGCAGGGTGCGATCTAAGCCAGTTAATGTATGTTCAGGCATCCTCTGTCGAGTTCGTTCTAGAAACCGTTGAAGAATTGCTCGGAGCAGCAGATCAACAACTTGTATTTATCTGGGACTCGTTAGCATTTACACCATCTGTTTCAGATGTCGAAGGAGACTTCAACCCACAGTCCTCAATGGCTGTTAAGGCACGTATTCTTGCAAAGGGTATGTCTAAACTTATTATTCCTATCGCAGACAAGCAAGCAACGTTCCTTGTGTTGAACCAGTTGAAGGCAAACATCCCAAGCGGACCCAATGCACGTATTGTTGCAATGACGACGCCATATATGACGCCGGGAGGTAAAGCACTTCAATATTCATATTCTTTGCGTATTTGGCTCACTGGTCGCAAGTCCAAGGCGGCATATATTGAAGACGACAAGGGATATCGCATCGGTTCAGAAGTAAAGGCAAAGTTAGAGAAGTCTCGCTTTGGAACACAAGGCAGAAACTGTGCTTTCCGTATCCTCTGGGGAACAGATGAAGTAGGAATTCGCTGTGATGAGAGCCTTTTTGAGGCTATTAAGGGATCTCCCAAACTTACATCGGCGGGCGCTTGGTATACACTAACGATGGAAGATGGTTATAGCAAGAAGTTTCAGCCTTCCAAGTGGAACGATCTTATGGCGGAAGATGCAGAATTCAAGCAACGTGTTTATGATGTTGTTATGGAAGAGGTGGTGCAAAACTTTGATACACGACAAGGAGACGCTAAGAGGTTTTACGAGGATCCAGACGGCGAATAAAGTAAAAAAGTGCTTGACTTTGCTGCATTGCTTTGTTATAGTAAAAAGAGCATATAGGAGTGAGGCGGTATTACGCAGGGTTCTACTGAGATGATATACGACCCGGACCAAGGAATAAGAGTCTTAAAAGGGAATACTTGGTCAATTGCAGGTGAGAACCCTGCCACTCCTTCAAATGAAGTTACCCCGATTGTAAGGATGAAGCGGGAGAGGGATAAACTCCATGATTGCTAATCTGCGGGTGGGACTGGAAACAGTCAGTTAGGTGGTCTGGTTGCCTAACACCCTTTTGGGAGAAAGAAAATGAACAACATTGAGGACATTAAAAACAAATGGGAGAAAACAAGGCTTCTAGAAGAACTACCAGAAGACGAGCAATATTCTATGAGTCAATTGTTAGAAAATGAAGCAAGACATATTC